AGAGGCAATTAGTTGAGAACTTATTTGGTGACGTGTCAAAAACATCTGGCACCTTAGAGCTAGAAAACAACTTAATAAGTTATACTAGCGATGGTGTGACAATAACATTAACTATTACAGACCCTGATGGTAATACAACTGAAATATCTCTGCCTATTGGCTCTTTTACTTTCTAGTTGTGCAATACACGAAGTAATAGAAGATACCGAAAAACAAAGATACAAAAGCAAAGGTACAACCGAAGCCACCATTTACGATTTACAGTCAGAAGCTTTATTTAATGTTCGCCCTCCTAAAGTTATGCCAGTTGTAGCGGTCTACGGCGACGCCTTTACCGACCAAACTGGCCAAAGAAAAAGCAATTCTGAATTTGCGTTATTTTCTACTGCCGTAACTCAAGCTCCAAGCACTTTACTGATTAGGGCTTTAAAACATGCAGCCAATGGCAAGTTTTTCAGAGTGGTTGAAAGAGTTGGTTTAGACAATCTAGTAAAAGAAAGACAACTAATAAGATCTGCAAGAGAGCAATTTGCTGAAAATGAAGAAGATAAAACCATACAGCCTTTGTTGTTCGCTGGTGTCTTGCTCGAAGGTGCTGTGATAAGTTATGATACTAACTTAACGAGTGGAGGCGCAGGCGCCCGTCTACTCGGCATTGGTGGTAGTGTTCAGTACCGAGAGGACACAGTAAGCATAAGTTTACGGATGGTTTCTGTTGCTACTGGCGAGGTTCTTTTAGAAGTAACCAGTCAAAAAACCATATTTAGCTATGGCAAATCCAACGACGTATTCAAGTTCTTTGAAGCTGGAACTGAGTTGATTGAGATAGAAATAGGTTCTGCTCGAAACGAAAGTACCACAATAGCTTTGATGAAAGCGATTGAAAGTGCTGTTTTAGAACTAATAAACTTAGGTTATGACAGGAGTTTTTGGACACATGACATTAAAATTGATAAGCCTAGTTGCATTGATGATAAGTGTGACGATTTACGGGGCTGATAACGAAATCTACATCGAACAATCTGGAACACAAGCTAATATTGACTTAGAGCAAATTGGCAGTGGCAACATAATAGGTGGTTTACAATCAACACCTGGCAGTATGAATCCTTTAGATTTGGACGGTAATGTGATGACTTTAGACATCAATATGATTGGAAACTCTAACAAATTCTTAGGCGATATATGGGCAGACACTTATACAGGATTTTTTCAGTTTGATGGAGATAGTAATGTTTTTACTATGCAAACTGACCCAAACAACACTTTTGGAGCTGATAACTCAAATGTAAATGTTAATGTTACTGGTAGCACAAACCTATTCACATTAAATCAAGCCACGTCAGCTTTAGCTAGTCAGTTGGATTTAGACTGGATTATTAACGGCGATGGCAATCAGATAACTTCAAATATTAACTACGATGGAGCTACCAACTACATGGACATCGACGGTAACTCTAATAGTATTTCTTTTACTGGTAGTGGCTATGCTGGAGGATATTTTTATTGGGACCACACAGGTAATAATACTGCTTTAAACGTACAACAGTTAAGCACACAAGACAATGATTGGCTCAAAATTATATCTACATCAAGTAATACTGGTAATAACACTAGCTCTTTCTGCATCATTCAAAACGATCAAGGCACAAGCACAGGTTGTTGATAACATAGGTGACATCACAGAGCTAAATGGTCAAGCACAGATTGTAAGAGATAAAACTTATGATGCTGCCTTAAAATTTACCATACAACAAAATGACGAAGCGATAACTAATAATGGCCGAATGGCTATAACCTTTTTAGACGAAAGCACGGTTCGTCTAACAGAACATTCGCAGTTGATTGTTGACGAGTATATTTTTGACCCAAACCCTTCTAACTCAAAAATGGCTTTGACTTTTGGTTTAGGCACCGCCAGATTTATAACAGGTAATCTCAACCGCATCGATAAACAAAATATAAAATTAAAAACCCCAACGGCTAACATAGCTATCAGAGGCACCGATTTTACAGTGACAGTAGATGAATTAGGTAGATCTTTGATTATTTTGTTACCTGACGCATTAGGGCTATCTAGTGGTGAAATAGAAGTTATTACTGCAACCGGGTCAGTATTGCTTAATAAACCTTTTGAAGCAACTTCGGTTTCTGTTTTTGAAGCAAGTCCATCTAGCCCGGTGGTGCTAGATTTAACTTTGGGTGACATTGACAATATGTTGATTGTGAAAGCACCTGCTGAAAAAGAAGCGGTAGTGCAAGAACAAACAAAAGCAAAACAAGCAAATTTTTTAGATTTCAATGATTTAGATATTGATTATCTGGAAGAGGATTTTTTGAAAGAAGACGATTTAGAGTTTACTGAATTAGATATAAATTATCTTGATGTAAATTTCCTAGAAGATTTATTAGATGTTTTAGATGTTTTAGCTGTTGGCGAAGAAGAAGATCAATTACGGGAGGTGTCTGGTATAAACATATCTGGAACTTTGATAGGGCAAGATCCAGATACACAAATCACAACGATTGTGTCTGGTCAACAAGTGAGCTTGCGTCGTGCAGTTAGCGACTCAGCTCGTGTTGACATTGACGGCAGTAATTCTTACACAATAATTTTTATTCAAGACGGTACTTCAAATGTTGTTAAAATAAATGGTGGTAGTGATTCAACTATTACTATCACACAAAGCAACTGATGAAATATTTGATAATACCTTTAATTTCTTTACTGATTTTACCTTTAGTTTTTACTAGCACGCCAACAGAGATTATTAAACTGAAAACCTTTGATGCTTTGGTAAAAGCACAAACCGAAAGCGGTAATTTTGTGATTTTAAATATAAACGAAAAAGATATACAGAATGAAGGCGGCTGGCCTTTGCCAAGAAAAAGATTAGCTGAAATTAATGATTTACTTTTAGCTTATGGCGCTACAGGAGTCGGTTGGGTCATAGCTTTTCCACAACCAGACCGATTAGGTGGAGACCAAGCTTTTGCTGACTCTTTGCAGCTCGCACCAACAATACTTGCAACCTTTGAAAACCCAGCTGGTACTTTTCCGAAAACTATAGGCACAATCATCAAAGGTAATTCAGTTGTCGGTTTAGAAACAAAAGGTGTGATTGAAAACACAGATTTGTTGAGAACTGCAACAGCTCAAGGCATAGCTGTAGCACCAGTAGATGTAGATAATTTAGTAAGACGTTTACCTTTATTGCTACGCACTCCAGACGGTTGGGTATCAGCTTTTGGCACAGAAGTTTTAAAAATCTTAACAGGAACTAAATCTTACATAATTACTTCCGATGACTTAGGCATCAAAGAAATTGCAGTCAGAGGTTTGCCACCAGTAAAAACCGATAGTCTAGGTAGAAAATGGATTTCTTGGGTAGACACTCCAGAAACTGACTTAGCGAGCATGGATGTCAATGGACGATTTGTTTTTGTTGGAGTGACGGCGCCTGGTGTAATGCCACAGTTAGCAACACCAGTAGGCTTATTAGAGCCACACAAAATTCAAGCTGCCTTATCGGAAAGCATGTTGATACAAGACTCACCTATAATCCCTGATTATAGTTTATTAGCAGAATTAATGATTTTGTTAGTTACTACGGTTTTAGTTTGGTTTTTGTTGTTTTACCTTGGTATCAATTTAGGCTTGTTTTTCAGCGCAGTTATTTTGGGGATGACAGCTTTTTTTGGTTACTACCTAATACAAAAAGGTTTGCTGATAGATGTAAGTTGGACTCTAATTAGTCAGTTTATTGTCGGTGCTGTTGCTTTTTACCTTAGATTCAGAGAGCAATACAAACTTCGGTTACAGATAAAAAAACAGTTTGAACATTATTTAGATCCTCGCCAAGTCAAAAAATTACAGTCAAATCCAAGTTTACTGAAATTAGGTGGTGAAAAGAAAACTGCTACTTTTTTATTCACTGATGTCAGAGGATTCACTTCTATGTCAGAAGAGTTAGCACCTGAAAAAGTAACGTACATAATGAACAAGGTTTTAACAGTTCAACAAAAAGCCGTGCAAAAATACGATGGTATGGTAGATAAATACATAGGTGACGCAATGATGGCAATTTTTAACGCTCCTTTAGATTTAGAAAACCATGAAGAAAAAGCCATAGATTGCGCTAAAGAAATTGCTAAAAACATGCAAGAACTCAATGAAGAGTTGATAAAAAGTGCTTTACCAGAAATAGAAATAGGTATAGGTGTCAACTCTGGCAAAGCTGTAATAGGTAATATGGGCAGTGCTACAAGGTTCGATTATACGGCTATCGGCGATGCAGTAAATCTTGCAGCTAGACTAGAGAGTGCTACAAAAGAACAAAAAGTGAATATATTAATAGGCGAAGACACTGCCAATAACTGTCAATATGATTTAAGATATGTCAACGACATTTTTGTGAAAGGTAAAATTTCACCCGTTAAAATATATGGGATTTAAGTTAAGTTTAATTTTAGGAGGATTATTAGTGGCAACAGTGTCTGGTTCGGCTTTTTATATAAAATACCTTAATAACCAAATATCCACCTTACAAGCCAATCAAATTGTCTTAGAAGATAAAATTACTGAACAAAACGAGTCAATAAAAAATTATCTAACAAAACAAAAAGAAACTATGGCGCAAATGCAAACGCTTGAAGCCGAAAAACAAGAAGCAGTAAGATCGGTTACAGAACTTAGAAATAAATTTGCAAGGCATGATTTGAATAATCTTGCTTTAGTTAAACCTGGATTAATTGAAAAAAGAGTCAATGCTGGCTCAAAAAAAGTTTTTGATGAGCTAACTTCAATTACTTCCCCTAGAGTAGAAGAAGATGAAAATATCTCTCCTAATAATTAGCTCATTGTTTGTCTTGGGTGGCTGTTCAACACTGCCCAAGACACAACCAGTAGAGGTTAGAACCATAGCTGAAATACCACCGATGTATCACCCTCCATTACCCTTAGAAATACAAGGAGTAGCTGTAAAATGGAAGGTTTTAACACCAGAAATCATGCAAGAGTATTTAGATCTTGTAGAAACAGGCAAAGCCCCTGCTATGCCTTACTATGCTTTGACCACACAACAATATGAAAATTTATCTTTGAACATGGCAGAAATAACAAGATATACCAAAAACATTTTGTCGATAGTTGAGTATTACAGAAACTACGATAAATCAAAAAAGGAGAATAGTGATGAGTGACAACCCAGATGCTTTTGTTTATCAAGCAGAACTAGATAGAGTCGTTGACGGCGATACTGTTGATGTCGTATTAGATTTAGGCTTTGATGTAAAATTACACAAACAAAGAGTAAGATTGCACGGTATCGACACCCCAGAGTCGAGAACAAGAAACTTAGCAGAAAAAAAACTTGGATTGGCAGCCAAAGAAAGATTGAAAGAGCTCTGTGTAGGCAAGTTTAAAGTTAAATCATTAGGAAAAGGTAAATACGGTAGGATTTTAGGCATACCTTACACAGAAACAGGAGAAGATATTTGTCAAAAATTAATAGATGAAGGACATGCTGTAAAATATCATGGCGGAAAGAAAACTAAAGTATGGGGAGCGTAATTATGAAAATATCAGAGGAAGGCAAGGCTTTAATTAAAAAGTTTGAAGGTTGTAAATTAGAAAGTTACTTATGCCCAGCAGGACATTGGACTGTAGGTTTTGGGCATGTTAAGGGAGTAGAGGAAGGTATGACAATAACACAAAATGAAGCCGATGCTTACTTATCAAGTGATTTACAAGAATTTGAAACATACGTTGAAAATATGGTGAATGTAGAACTAGAGCAAAATGAATTTGATGCTTTGGTTTGTTGGACTTTTAATTTAGGACCAACTAATCTGAGCACATCAACCTTGTTAAAAGTTTTAAATGAAGGCAAAAAAAACGAGGTACCTGCACAAATAAAGAGATGGAATAAAGCATCTGGAGAGGTGTTAGAAGGACTTGTAAGAAGAAGAGAAGCCGAAGCTTTGTTATTTCAAGGTAAAGAATGGCACGAAGTATAGCTATATGTAATACTAACTCTAGGCATTTTATGCTTAGGGTTGTGCGATTACTATGTCACTACCTAATTGTGCAACCCGCTTAATTTTATGGATTTGAACAAGCTCAAAGATTTCGACATTTTATCTGAACAAGATAAACAAGAAGCTTTAGCCCTGCTTCATAGATACGAACAAATTGATAAACAAGAAGAGTGTCAAAATGATTTTATAAAATTTGTCAAACACCTCTGGCCAGATTTTATTGAAGGTAGGCACCACAAAATTATTAGCGAAAAATTTAATCGAATTGCACAAGGTAAACTAAAGAGGTTGATAGTTTGTTTGCCGCCTAGACATTCTAAATCTGAATTTGCTTCTACTTATTTTCCCGCTTGGATGATGGGTAGAAAAGGTGATTTAAAAATTATTCAAACCACGCACACAGCTGAATTAGCCGTGCGCTTTGGTAGAAAAGTTAGAAATATTATCGATAGTGAAGAGTATCAACACATATTTCCAGAACTTAAATTACAAGCCGATAATAAATCAGCAGGTCGTTGGACAACTAACCAAGATGGCGAGAGTTATTACGCAGGTGTAGGTGGTGCAATTACTGGACGTGGTGCTGATTTACTTATTATCGATGATCCTCATTCAGAACAAGATGCTATGTCCCCAAAAGCCATGGAATCGGCTTATGAGTGGTACACCTCTGGACCTAGACAGCGTTTACAACCAGGAGGCACGATTGTCATAGTAATGACACGTTGGAGCACCAAAGACTTGGTAGGGAAAGTTTTGAAAAAACAAGGCGAAGAAAACGCCGATCAGTGGGAAATAGTTGAGTTTCCTGCAATCATGCCAGAATCAGAAACTCCACTGTGGCCAGAATTTTGGCAAAAAGAAGAGTTGTTATCAGTAAAGGCGTCTTTACCCTTGCCTAAATGGAACAGCCAATGGTTACAAAATCCTACGGCAGAGGAAGGTAGTATCGTAAAAAGGGAGTGGTGGCGACGCTGGGAGGAGGACAACGTGCCAGATTATAATTATGTCATACAAAGTTATGACACAGCTTTTTCCAAAAAAGATACTGCGGATTATTCAGCTATTACCACTTGGGCAATATTTGGAGACAATGACGACAATCCAGAAGGTATTATTTTATTAGACGCAAAAAGAGTTCGAGTTGATTTTCCAGAGCTAAAAAAAATAGCTTTAGAAGAATATAGATATTGGGAACCAGATTGTGTCTTAATAGAGGCAAAAGCCTCTGGTACACCACTAACGCATGAATTAAGACGCATGGGCATACCTGTTACTGCTTACTCACCTAGTCGTGGTCAAGATAAAGTAGCAAGAATGAATAGTGTTGCACCTATTTTTGAATCAGGCATGGTTTGGGCTCCAGAGCATGAATTTGCAGACGAAGTTATTGAAGAAATGGCTAGTTTCCCTTATGGCGATTATGATGACTATTGTGATAGTGCAACCATGGCTTTGATGCGTTTCAGACAAGGAGGTTTCTTGTCACTAAAAGAGGATTATCAAGAAGAGGCTAAATTTATGCGTAAAAACAGAACCGTTTATTATTAATGTCGCAAAAAGAATTAAAAATATTTATAACTAAGTTTATCCATGATGAACTAGAATTTGTAGGTCCTGACATACATGCAGACAGTTTCGAGCAAGCTGAGTTGATTGCAGAAATGCAAGGTTTAATTATTGAAGGAGAGCTGACTGATTTAATCGCAATTAATGACTTTAGCAGACCGAAAGTGCTACACTAAAAAATTATGGCTATTGATAAACCTTTAGGAACTGAAAACGACCCAGATGTAAAAGAAACAGGTTCTGCTGTAGAAATCCTGCCAGAAGAATCTCGTGCCGATCAAATACAAAATGCAGCTCAAATTTTAGTAAGTGAAGAAGAAATTTTGATTGGTGATGAGTTACCACTTGAACAAGAAATGCCCATGATGAACTTCAATTCTAATTTAGTTGATTTTATTGACCCTATGGTCATGCAAAAATTAGCCTCTGACTTAATTAGCTCGGTTGAAAGTGATAAACAATCAAGAAGTGAATGGGAAAAAACCTACAAAGACGGTTTGCAATACTTGGGCATGAAATTTGATGAAAGTCGTTCACAACCTTTTGAGGGCAGTTCTGGAGTAATTCATCCTATTTTGGCAGAAGCCGTAACTCAATTCCAAGCCCAAGCGTATAAAGAAATGTTACCTGCTAAGGGTCCTGTCAAGACTGAGATTGTAGGCGCCAGAACCATAGATACAGAAAATCAAGCAGAAAGAATTCAAGAGTTTATGAATTATTACATTATGAATGTAATGGAAGACTACGATCCAGAACTAGATATGTTGTTGTTTTACTTACCTTTAGCTGGTTCTGCATTTAAAAAAGTTTATTTTGATTTCGTGACAAACAAAGCAGTTTCTAAATTTATCCCACCAGAAGATTTAATCGTACCTTATGAAGCTGCCGATTTATCATCAGCTGAACGAGTCACTCATGCAATTAGCATGTCATTGAATGAAGTTAAAAAACAACAACTGACTGGCTTTTATGCAAATGTCGATATTCCAGAAGATGCTTATAGCGACGAAGACTCTGAAATACAAAATGAAATTGATGAAATTCAAGGCGTTGAAGCTAGTTACAAAGAGGATCGTAATCGTACTATATATGAGATACACACAGTTTTAGACTTACAAGGCTTTGAAGACCTTGACCAAAATGGCAATCCAACAGGTCTTAAACTGCCATACATCATTACGATAGACGAGGCTTCACAAAGAATTTTAGCCATAAGAAGAAATTACTTAGAAAACGATATGCTCAAAAACAAAATAAATTATTTTGTGCAATATAAGTTTTTACCCGGACTAGGCTTTTACGGTCTAGGTCTTTCTCACATGATAGGTGGTTTATCTAAAGCTTCAACTTCAATCCTTAGACAATTAATAGACGCAGGAACCTTAGCTAATTTACCAGCTGGGTTTAAAGCTAGAGGTATGAGAATACGAGACGAAGACGAACCTCTACAACCTGGCGAGTTCAGAGATATAGACACGACTGGTGGCTCGCTTAGAGAAAATTTAATACCGCTACCAATAAAAGAGCCTAGTAATGTCTTGATGCAACTGCTAGGACTATTAGTAGATTCTGGTAAAAGATTTGCAGCCATAGCTGATATGAATATAGGGGATGCTAATGCGGCCATGCCAGTTGGTACAACAGTCGCATTGTTAGAGCGTGGCACTAAGGTTATGAGTGCTATACACAAAAGATTACATTACGCACAAAGGTTAGAGTTTAAATTATTAGCTAAAGTTTTCGCAGAATATTTACCACCAGCTTATGATTTTCAAACAGGTTCTGCGCCTGCTGAAATCAAGCAAGCAGACTTTGATGGCAGAGTTGACATAATACCAGTATCAGATCCCAACATATTTTCACAAAGTCAAAGAGTAACCTTGGCACAAGAACTATTACAGATGGTTCAATCCAACCCTCAAGTGCACGGTATTACTGGCATGTACGAAGCTTACCGTCGTATGTATGCAGCTTTGGGTGTAGATAATGTGGAAGCATTGATACAACCTCCACCTGACATGACACCTCGACCCATAGATGCTGGCACAGAAAACTCTGGTTTATTGTTAGGACAACCAGCTCAAGCTTTTGCAGGGCAAAATCACCAAGCTCATTTACAAACACATCGCAGCTTGTTTTTGACTAAAGTAGTTCAAGAAAATCCACAAATTCAATCCATGATAATTAGTCATTGCATGCAACATCTACAATTTTTAGCTGCGGAGCTTGCACAAGAAACTATACCTGAAGAGGTCATAGCACGAATCCAAGAGGTACAAAGTCAACTACAACAAGTCTCTCCACTTGAAGCACAACAGATTGCAACAGAAATACAAATGATTTTAGATCAATTTAGCGCTCCAATCCTCGCAGAACTTACCGATGACTTCTTACAGTCTATAGGTCAAGGTCCAAGCAGCGATCCACTTGTGGACATTAGAAAAGCAGAGCTTGATTTAAGAGACAAAGAATTAGACTTAGAAGCACAACAGTTTGAAAGCAAGCAAGAACAAAGATCGCAAGAAAAAATGATGGAAGCAGATTTAGCACAAAAACGAATCGATGTACAAAAAGACATTGCAGATGATAAGCTACAAGTAGCAATGGATAGATTAGCACAAAATGCTAATCTGAAATTGTTAGAACTAGAACAAAAAATGAGAGGATAATATGAACACTCGGGAGAAATTTTTAGCAGAGCTGAAAGCAAAAAAAGAAGCTCAAAGAGCAGAGGAAGCTGAGGCTTTGTCAAAAGCAAACGCAGCTAAGGCTTTAAAAGAAAAGCTAAATAATGAACGGATTGCAGCCAAAATGGAACGTATAGCTGGAGGTGGAAAAACAAAACCCACCAAAACAAAAAAAACTACTGCAAAAAAACCCACGACTAAAAGAGGAAGGCCTAAAAAAACATCATAATGGATGAAGTAACTTTGATGGATTTTATCAAAAAAAAGATAAAAGACCGTGAAAATCAAATTCAAGAAACTTTAATGTCTGGTTCGCTAAAAGATATAGAACATTATAAATATTTGCAAGGCGAACTTTCTGCTTTATACTATATAACCAATGAGTTACAACAACACTTCAAAGAAAAAACTAACTAAATGAGTCAAGCAAAATCAAGCAACGAAATTGTAGCTGACGCTTATATAGAACAAGACGCAAGAGTTTTAGACCCTACTTTGTTGAATAAGTCTTTGATAGACCGCATGCCACAACCTACTGGTTGGCGTATATTAGTTTTGCCTTATGCTGGCAAGGCTAAGACAAAAGGCGGCATAATTTTAGCTAACGAAACTGTTAATAGAGAAGCTTTGGCAACAGTCGTTGCTTATGTGGTTAAAATGGGTCCACAATGTTACAACGATAAAGCAAGATACGGAGAAACCCCCTGGTGTGAAGAAAAGCAATGGGTTTTAATAGGGCGCTATTCTGGCTCTAGGTTTAAATTAGAGGACGGTGCAGAAGTACGCATCATCAACGATGATGAAGTGATAGCCACCATTCTTGATCCAGATGACATAGTGAGTTTATGATGAGTGAACAAGAAAACAACACAGCTCCAAGCACACCAGAAGAAGAGCTAGAAATACAGGTAGAAGATCAACCAACCGAAGCAGTTGCAACTGAAACTGCTATCAGTCCAGAAGAAGAACTTGATAATTACACCAAAGGTGTTTCTAAACGAATTAATAAACTCAATGAGCGACATCGTGCTGCTGAAGAAAGAGCTGCTAAATTAGAGCAAGCTCTAGCACAAAGCCAAAGAGAAAATGAGGCTTATCGACAAGAAACTATAAAAAACCAAAATGCTTTAATAGCAAAAGAGGAAGAGGCATTGAAAGCGAAAGAAGTGCAAGCCGATGAGCTCTATAAAAAAGCCGTTGCTTCTGGAGATGCAGAGCTTATGTCCAAAGCAGATACATTAAAAAGTGATTTATCTATACAAAAAGAAAAAGTAAGGATAGCAAAGCAACAAGCAGAGCAGACTCCTGTAGCGCCAGACACACCAGTTGAGCAAAATTTTACACAACCTGAACCACAACAAGAAATAGTGCCAACGGAACAAGCAAAAGCTTGGCACGCAAAAAATAGTTGGTATGGTGATACTGCAAATCCAGAAAATTTACAAGCTACACAATACGCTTATTTCACACATTACAATCTAATAAATGAAGGTTATGAAGCAGATTCAGAAGATTATTACAATGAGCTAGATGCTCGTGTAGGCAAAGTTTACCCAGATATTATGTCTGGGCAAAGTGTCGTGCAACAAGAGGATAGACCCGCTGTGCAAAGAGTCACCTCTACTTCCGTAGGAAGCCGACAAAAAACACAAGGCAAAAAGAACGGAGTGACTTTCTCCAAGGCAGAAGTCGAACGTCTCAGAGGATTGAAACCACACAATATGTCAGAAGAGGCATGGTTAAAATCTGTTGCTAAAGAAAAACAAAAAATTTCCGCAAGGGAGGCAAAATAATGACTGATGAAAAAGAGAAAGTAACCACTAGGCAATCTCGTGAATCCGAGCAACACGCTAAAACGACTCGTAGACAACCATGGCGACCAGTAAGGAAGCTAGAAACCCCTCCTGCTCCAGAAGGATATGAATATCGTTGGATAAGAGAATCCATGTTGGGTCAAGAGGATAGAGGTAACGTAAGTCGAAGACTAAGGGAAGGTTATGAGCTCGTAAGAGGCACAGACCTACCTGCTGAATTTGAATTACCTACCATGGATTCTGGAAGACACGCTGGTATTGTATATAACGAAGGTCTACTTTTAGCAAAAATACCAGTAGAGACTAGAAATGAACGTAACGCTTATTATGCTGGCAAAAGCCGACAAGCAAAAGAAGCTTTGGACAATAACATGTTCAACGAAACGAACAAAGAAAGTCGATACGTCAAGTATGATTCTGACCGTAGATCGAATGTTACTTTTGGAAAAAAGTAGCACTCATTAAATAGGAGTAAATCTTATGGCTAACAATGATAGTCCATTTGGCTTAAAACCTGTTCGTATGATGGGTGGTGCACCTTATTCTGGCGGTCAAAGCCGATACAGAATTGCAAGTGGAGCGACTACACCTATATTCCAAGGCGACTTAGTTACACAACTAACAGCTGGAGTTATAGGTAGACACGCCGCAACTGGAACCGTTCCGATTGTCGGAGTGTTTAATGGAGTACAATACACTGATCCCACTACAGGCGAACAAGTATTTAAGAACCACTATCCTGGCAGTATTGCTGCTTCGGATATAATCGCAAGTGTGATTGACGACCCTAATGTCGTTTTTGAAGTACAAGCAGATGCAGCTTTACCTGTAGCTGACTTGTTTGGAAATTTCGATATTGTCGATAATTCACCAGTAGGCGATACTAAATCTGGTAGATCTAACTTAGAGCTCGATGTCACAACAGGCGCTACGACTGCGACATTACCTCTAAAAGCGTTAGATATTTCTCAGGACCCTGATAACGACGACGTAGCATCAGCAAACACCAATGTACTGTGTGTGATTCAGAATCACATTATGGGACAGAAAGGTGCTGGTTTAGCATAAGGAGTTAAATAATGGCAATTTCAAGAGCACAACTCGCTAAAGAGTTAGAGCCTGGACTCAATTCCTTGTTTGGACTTTCTTATGATGAATATGACCGTGAATACGAAGAAATATTCGCAATCGAAGACTCTAATAGAGCTTTCGAGGAAGAAGTCCTAATTACAGGATTTGGTTCAGCACCAACAAAGTCCGAAGGACAAGGGGTTGACTTTGACAACGCTTCTGAAAGTTTCAGCGCTAGATACACCCACGATACTGTGGCCTTAGCGTTTGCACTAACAGAAGAAGCTGTTGAAGATAATCTTTACGATTCTTTGGGTAAAAGATATGTCAAAGCACTTGCAAAATCTATGGCTAACACCAAAGAGGTTAAAGGTGCAGATGTATTAAACAACGCTTTTTCATCTAGTTTTCTAGGTGGAGATGGTAAATCTCTAATAGCAACAGATCATCCACTAGCAGGTGGTGGGTCAGCTGCAAACAGAGCTAGTTCTATGGCTGATCTTAATGAAACGTCTTTAGAAGATGCGTTGATTGACATATCAACTTTCACTGATGACAAGGGATTAATTATCTCTGTCCAAGCGGATAAACTTATTATCCCACCGCAACTTGTTTTTGTTGCAGACAGAATACTTAATTCACCACAAAGATCTGGCACAGCAGATAATGATATTAACGCTATTAAGAACACAAATGTTCTTCCTGGCGGTTATTCAGTAAATCATTATCTTACTGACCCAGATGCTTTCTTCATCCTTACTTCGATAACGGCACAAGGAGAAGGTCTAAAAATGTTCCAAAGAACTGCGATGGAAACATCTATGGAACCAGACTTTGCTACTGGTAACATCCGTTATAAAGCAAGAGAAAGATATTCTTTTGGTTTCTCTGATTGGAGAGGAATCTATGGATCTCAAGGTGCATAACAAGAACTCGTAATACAGTTTTTTACTCAGTATTACAAAAAAGAGGACTCGAAAGAGTCCTTTTTTTTATTTACATAGTTGTATAATAATTTATAATAATTTACAAAATATTATAAAGATGAAAAATTTATACGACAAATCAGCTGCATACGAGGCTATCACCGATGTTGGCTTCT